TACTCTATCGAACCAATCGCCGGTTTCTTTTAAAGTGATGTTGTTAGCGTTTTCTACAATATTTTTAATAGAATCGTGAATCTCACCAAGATTACCTTTGTGTGAAATCATCTCACCTAATTGTTTGTATGCAGCAACGGCTTCAACGAATGCACGTTTTTCTTCTTTGGTCATTCCTTTTTCATCCTCTTCACCCACATTCATTCTGCGGTAATCAAGTTCTTGTGATTCTTTTAAAAGGTCTTTTAATTTCTTCATTTTAGTATCCGTTTGTTTTATGATTTAGATTCAACAAGTTTTTCAATTTTTTGACCAAGTGGTCTACCAATTGTCATCGAAGTATAAAAAGCAATTGCGTCAGCAATAGCACCACCATCCCATTGTGCCATATTAGCAATTTTTGGACCAAGGTCGTATTCGTATATATCAATGGTATCTTCTTTACCCATCGGGTCACCTTCGTATTCAGCTTTAGGGAATAAAGCAGGTACTTTCTTTGCGTCTGAATGGAAGTTTGCATCTCTTAATGCGCCAATCAAAACGTGCATTACTGCAAACTGATGGTTAGGACCACCCGTTCTCAAATCACCGAGCTCTTTCATCAAAAGTTTATAAACTTTTTTGTTGAGCATACCATCTACTTCATTTATGGATTCAGAAATACCATCATAATCATGATAGTTTGATGATGCTTGTGAAATGTAGTTTTCAGCGTTAGTGATATGGTCTTGAATCCAAGCAGGAATGTCCTTTTCCATCTCACCCATTTTTTGTTTTAATTCAGTAGCGTATTTGATAATAGAGTCTAATGAATTTTGTGACATAGATACTTCGTGGTCTTGTTCTTGGATGCTTTCATTTGTTCCAAATTTGGATACAATCATTTTAAACATTTTATTACCAGGATTACCAACAAGAGCTGACACAAATGCCATTCTTTCGGGCATTTTACCATTTTTTACATACTTGTATAATGCAGATGCATCGATACCATTATCATCTATAAATTTTTGAACAGCATCACCACGAGTTGCGGTAAAAGCGGCAATGCCCATGGCTTCTTTCGAAGCAGATTCAGTAATAAGTTTCTTTAAATTCATTTTATTTAACTCCAAAATCACATTCGCAATATCCACCAACTTCACAAATGATATCTCTCATGATGGTATTCGCTTTAGTATAATTAGTTTGTTTTCTTTGAACACTTTCGTTTATAACACCCTCATTTGTGGGTCTCAAGAAAGCACCTTGGGTTGATGGGTTTGATACAAAGTCCCAACAGATTAATTCGAAATCATTTTCAACTGCAACTGTACCATCTTCTTTGATTTGTTTTACCGAACCCATACCTCGTGATGAGATACCAACAGTACAACCGGCCTTGACCAATTCTTGTAAAATTTTACCAGCAGGTGTATTTAAAATCTCAACTTGACCCACTACATCATCACCATTCCACCAAACTTCACGGATAATGTGTGACGTATTCTTCAATTCAACAACTGAAGATTCAGGGTGGTCAAGTTCACCATATGCACGGTTCTCTCTGATTTCTCTACCCTTGTATTTTTCAATTTCTCTTTCAAGAATATCTTTTGGGTAAACTCTACCATTTTGATTTTTAGCATTAGCTCTTTGAAGTACACCGCTGATAACGAATCTACCACTTTTATCGTATGATTCTTTTAACATTTGAGGTGTAATCTCAAATAAACTAACATCAATCAGTAATTGTTTCATTATTTCTCCCAAACTTGTCTTTTACGATATAAATCAAAAAATATTCTTGCAATTTCCCTGCGGATTATATAACGAACCTGCTCAAGGTCATCAACTTCAAGAGCTTCTTTCAATTTTGAATTTTTGTTACATCCACAAGACATATTAAGCACCCAATTCTTTAATCTTACGAGAAATCTTTAACATTCTTTCGGAAATCTTACCAAATCTTACTTTTGTAGATTCCCAATACTGACCTTGACTCAATCCCATTTCAGTTTTAAGTTTTGTGTTCTGATTTACCAATTGTTCAACCTCATATAACTTGCGATTGATTTCTTTGATAGCCAAATTTACTTTCTTTTTAGCAGAAAGGGTTTCGTCTTTTTTATACGCTCTATAAGTAGCCTCGATTAGACTTTCCAATTGGTCTTCCATACGAGATACAGCCTCAAAGTGTGCTTTTTCTTTTTTGGACTTTTTGTAACCTAAAACCTCAATGTGGTCGGAGTCTAAATCGTCTTCATCTTGTGATTTAGCAAATGCGTTAGGTGTCCGTGGTGGTCCAGCGCCACCATCCATATTACCTGTAACATTTGCCTCTTCAAGCTCTTCTTCTTCGAATTGCTTAAATTTTAAGTCAAGTTGTTCTAATAAAAATTTAGACATTTGATACTCTCCTTAATTCTTGTAGCAATTCGTGGTATCTTAACAACGATAAAATTTGATTTTCGTTGATTACCTTTGAATTTGATATATTATCAATTAAATTTACAGTCTCATTAACTTTAATACTTGCAACTTTATCAGTCACCTTCACTTTTGAAAATTCAGACTTTAGTCTTTTAACTTCAGACAATACAAACTTTCTCAAATTGTTTGAGTTGTCCACATTGTTGATATAGTTACGAAGAACCTTCTTTTGTGATTCTGAAAGTGTTGTATATTTTGAATTAAACGAATCAACCAAGAATTTATAAGCCAACATACGAACCTCTTTAGGTTGTTGAGCATATTCTTTGGTTGTGGTTGACTCTGAAATGATTTCTACGTCTTTTGTAGTAATGGTTTCGAGAATTGTCGTTTTACATTCTACGAATTCTTTTGGAGAAACTGATTGAGTGTACTCAAATACCTTGTATATAGAAGCCAATTGTTTGTAGTTCGATACACGATACTTAAAAAAATCTTCCATTACAAAAGATTCTTTAATTGACTTAATTAAATTATATTTTTGTCTCTTCAATGTCGTTTCAACCAATGAACCTCGTTCTTGTAGAATAATATTCATAAATTCTTGAGCTTTATATTGAGAATCAAAGTTTTCCTTTGTTAAAGATTGATATAGTTTCAATTCTTTACTCAATTCACTCCCTCTCTTGAAATGCTTTTTAATAATTTCAAGGGCAAGGGAATTTTTACCCGCCAAAGTGTCTGAAGCGATTTGTCTTACGAGTAATTCGAATAGAATACCCGTATTTTTAAATTTACTATGTTTAAGTTTCGTCATCTTAAACTTTCTCTTTTGTTTCTACTTTATAAATATTAGATTTATACTCAAATCGTGTCATCTAACAAATTAGATTCGTCCATCATACCAAACTCTTCCGATTCTTCATCGGTTTTTAAAGATTCAATTATCATTTTTTTAGTTTTGACTTTACTCATAGACCTTTTCAATGACTCCAATGTGTTTGGTGAGTTTCTAAATGAATGATATGCTGAATCAGCACCGACATCGGTCTTTTTACCCAATGGGTCACGACCCATATTAGCAGCATCAGTACCATATGTACCACCTTCAGTAGGTCTACCAGCACCTTCTTGACCACCTTCAGGTGAACCACCCTCATCTTCAGCCGGTTGTTGTGATACAACAGCCAAATCATGTGGCGTACCAAACGATTCACCGGTCTTAACGGGATCATTACCTTCATTTACGATTTGTTCTTGTCTAAATCCAAGTTTTAAGTCGTTAATAACTTTAGCTTGTTCAAGTTTCCACTCATCCTCTGACATATTAAAGATGTTTTTATACATCCATTCTTGAGATATCATTTTCAACTCCTTCATAGAGTTTACCAATGAAACTTTTTCAGTCCATAGAGCAGCTTTTTCTTGTTCGTAAATAACTGATGGAGTTGTTAACTCTAATTCAAAATTTACAAGTTCAGCGCCTTCATACCCCTGTGAGTACAAATGTACAATAGCAATTTTTGTAAGTTCTGAAAGAGCAATCTTTTGAATTCTCTCAACAGTTCTAGCAAAACGAATATCTTGTTGAGCAAGTGTAGCTTTACCTTCAACACCTTCTTCATATCCAATGAATGCTTTAGGAACTTTTAAAGCAGCCATCATTCTATTTTTCAAGTATTCAATATCATCAATACCACCGAATTCCATTCCACTCAATGAATCGATTTCAGTACCACTCTGACCACCTCTAACTGGAAGATAATAATCCTCCAACATATTCTGCATATTGAATTTTAGATTGTAATCGCCAGTTTGTTGGTCGATGTACGGAACTTTTTTCATCTGGTCGATGATATTCCTCATATGTTGGTCAACTTCACTTGGTGGAATGTTACCAACATCAATTTTAAAGATTCTTTTTTCAGGAGCTCTCATGATACGATGAATCATCATAGCATCTTCCATCAGGGTTAATTGCTTCCAAGTCTTACGAGCTGGCTCCAACATAGAACGACCATATGGTAAGAAGTTTGAATCAGCCATAAGTCTGAAGTGAGCTACTTGGTAGAAGTCAAACTCAACACCCTCTTTGGCTTTACCCATGATGTTATATGAGTTTGGCGCATTTGACATAGAACTCAATTTAAACTTAACTTCATACGGATTTTCGGGATTAAAACCCTCAACACGTTCTATCTCATAAGTGGACATTGGTGATACGTTTACAATACCAACTTCAGGTTCAATATCAAGATGTAAATAATAATCACCATACTTGTTCATACCACGAATCCAAGCCCAAAGGTTAAATTCAATATTAAGAACATCGTAAAATAAATTATGTAATACTTTTTTAAGATTCTCATCGGACGATTTGATTCTTAAAACATCACCCATGTCATTCTTTAATGTACACTCATCGGAGTAGATATCGAGAACTGAAGCGATAATGGAGTCTTTATCCATAGCTTCGTAGTCAGTATATAACTCTAATTTATTGGAGTAGTAGTTAAATTGTTGATTGTACGTTTCCCAGTTTCTTCGAGACGTGTGTAATCTTCCAAATCGGTCGTAATATGAGCTTTGTCTCATATTACCTTGAGATTGGAGTCTTTGAGTATCGACAGTCTGAATTTTATCCTTCCCAATACGTCTAACGACCACTTGGGTATTGAATAATTTTTTCAGTCTACCATATAATGAATTATCTGCCAT